GCCCGCCGGCTCGTCGAGAGCCGCCTCTCGGTGACGCTCGTCGCCACCCAGTACCGGGCCACTTGGAAGGCCGGCGGCAGCGTCCTCGAGCTGCCGGCCCCGCCCGTCCTGATCTCGGCGACGTACCCGATCACCGTCACCGTCGATGGCGTGGCCCTTGTGGCCGCCGACTATGAGGTCGACGAGGATGCCTTCCCGGCGACGATCACGCTCGACACCGCGACGGACGAGAAGGTAGTCGTCACCTACTGGGCCGGGGTCGCTCCTGGCGGCATGATCGAGCCGATGGTCCGCTCGGCGATCCTGGCCTACGTCAACCACCAGTTCGAGAACCGCGGCGTCCTGAACACCGAAGGCGGCGGCGAGCTGCCGCAGGCGTTCGAGACGCTCCTCGCGGCCAGCTCGTGGAACGGAGGCTGGTAATGCCCAGGCCCGCAGGCCGCTACCGCGAGGTGTTCGTCCTGGAGCGGCCCGTCCGCTCGCGGAACGCTGCCGGCGGCACAGTCGAGACCTGGGAGACAGTCGCGACGATCCTCGGGTCGTACGAGGCCACGTCGTACAACGAGCAGGCCCGCCGCGGGCAGATCGGCGGTGGTATATCGGCGACGGTATACACGCGATGGCGGGCCGGTGTGGCCGGCGACATGCGTCTCCGCTGGCCGAGCCGCGGCGACCGGCTCCTGTACGTCTCGGCCGTCGTCGAGCAAGGCAACCGCGACGACCTCGAGCTGACCGTCGAGGAGCAGGTCGCATGATCGTCCTCGGATGGAGCAACGTCGAAGGGCAGATTGGCGAGCTGATGAAGCGCTACGCCGAGCTGCCTCGCAGCGTGGCAAAGAAACATCTTCAAGCCGCGATGAAGCGGGCCGGAAAGGACGCGATCCCGATCCTTAAGGCGAACACGCCGAAGGGTGGCGGCCGCCGCGTGAAGGCCGCGGTCGTCCGTGGTGAGCTGAAGATGAACTACAAGCGGCGCGGCGGCTCGCTCCGAAAGGCCGCGACGTTCACGGCACGCTACAAGGGCCGGAACGCCGATGGGGCCGTCTTCGGGATCCTTGGCTACAAGTACGGATTCGAGTCGCGTAAAGCGATCTGGCTGGAGTTCGGCACCAGCCGAGGAATCGAGCCGCGGAAGATGGTGGAGAAGAGCCTCGCGGCGTCGAAGGGAATCGTCGGCAGCAAGCTCGAGGCCGAGATGGCGGCAGCCTTCGAGAAAGCCGTCGCCGAGGCAAACTCGCCAATGCGGCCCGGCATGTCGAAACGCGGCCTCGCGGCCGGCGTCGCCCCCAAGTAGGAGCCACTATGGGAACCCCGCACGTCTGGCTAAAGGAAGCGATCGAGGACGCCACCTCGGCCACGGCCTGGCCCGTCGGCATGACCGGCACCCAGTCGCCGCCGTTTGTGATCTACGCCCGCGAGGCGACGAGCCGCGAGCAGATCCTCGCCGACACGTTCGACGACACGCCGATAACGGACGCCGTCCCGCCGGTCGCTCGGTTCCTGGTGGCGGTCTACGCCGACGACTACGTCGCCGCGTGGGACATCGCCGGCCAGATCACGGCGGCGATCCACAAGTACGCCGGCACGGCCTCCGGGACGACGATCGACCACTGCCTGGTCCTCGACGAACGTGACGGCCAGCCCGACTACCTCGATGGCCGCGAAACGCCAACGTACACGGTCGAACTCTCCGTCGAGATCCGCTGGACTGAGTGAGATTCGGCAGCGGGCACGAGCCATAAAATCGACCACAAACACCAGGAGCGGAATGGATGCCACTTTCGACTACGCCAGGCGGCGGCCCGACGATCCCGGCAGGGGCGAAGACGGTCTCGATCAAGAACATCGAGAAGGCCGGCGCGACGCCGAAGGAAGATGTGACCGTTCTCGGCGACACCTCGCGACAGTACGCGTCGCCTCCGCTGGTCGAGGCCGGGACGAACACGGCGACGAAGACCTGCTCGGTCTCCGGAAATCTGAAGTCGAACACGACGCTCGCGGTGACGTCCGCGGCAACGGTCACCGGGTGGATCTGCGAGAGCTACGAGAAGACCTACGAGGTCGGCAAGTACGCCACGTTTTCCGCCGAGTTCTCCTACTATCCGCCCGCGACGTAAGGAGCCGACACAGTGCCAGAAGCACCCGCCACATTCACCAGTTCCCAGGGATTCAGCGCGTTCGGCGTCACCGGCGCGACGAAGTGCTCGGTCAAAGTCTCTCGGAAGAGCGACGTCACTCCGCAGCTCGACAACTCGACACTGTCGCTGGCCCACGGATCGGCTCGCACCTACGAGAGCGGCCTGACCGACTACGGCCAGAACAGCGCGACCGGAATCGTCGTCACGGTGACCATCGAAGGCCTCGGAACGTCGCCCACGAAGGGGACAACGATCACGGCCGAGAGCGTGACCTGCAAGTGCATGGACGTGACGGACGACGACTCGGCCGGCGAGCTGCACAAGTGGACCGCCAACTACACGAGCGACTACGCGGCCTGACCGTAGGGGAGGCCGAATAGATGCCCACGCCTTCCTCGCAGGGTTCGACCTGTTCGTTCAATGGGTCGACGATCGGGTCGGTGACTCGTTTTCGTGCGGCCCCAGGCTCGGCGGTCTACGCCGAGAAGACGAACATCACGAGCACCGTCGTGGGCGAAGGCGCCGAGGCGCGGATCCTGAAGACCTACGACTGTGTCGCCATTGATCCGGGGACGATCGAGGTCACGCTATACGGATGCCCTCCGTACGTTTACGGGAACCTCGGAGACAAGGGCCTGGCGTCGTTCACGTTTTCGGGTGGCTCCATCTCCATGAACGCCTACCTCGATTCGTTTGACGTCGTGGGCCAGGTCGGCCAGTTCCTGGTCGGCCAGGCCACGTTCCGGATCTCTGGAGACTAGCCAATGTCAGTTCTCGATTCCGTCGCCGATGTCGTGACCGTGACTCCTCCAGGCTCGTCCGAGTCTGTCTACCTTCGATACCCGACGTTCCAGGAATGGCACGCCCTGGCGAAGGCTCACCGCGAACTCGAAGGCGCGACGCCACCGGCCGACCTGATCGCGAAGACGCTCACGACGTGCATCTCGGACGCTGAAGGAAAGCCGGCGGGCCTAGAGGCCGCAAAGGTGATGAAGGCAAATCACCAGCGCGTTCTGTGGATCTACAACCGGGCCTGGGAGACGGTCCTGAAGTCTGGCGACGCTGTCGTTTCGGAACTGGAAAAAAACTCCGAAGCCGGGAAGGACTGACGGATCGCTTCCTGTACCGGCTCGCGGCACACCTGAAGATCTGGAACGTCGAGGAATGGAAGAAGGAGGTCACGCTCGATCAGGTTCACCGATGGATGGCGTACTACCGTGTCGAGCCATACGGCGAGGACTGGCTTCGCACGGCTCGCGGGACGCTGTTCACGGCTATTGCGATGGGAGCGAAAGCAGACGACGCATTCATCGACATGTTCCTTCCGAGTTATGACCCAGATCGAGAAATGACACAGGACGAGATCGACGCGAAGATCGCCGCGTTCGCGGCACAGCAAGGACGCTGACATGGCAGCCATCGGAAAAGTATCCGCCGTTTTCACGGCCTCCACGTCTGGCCTGACGGCTGGCGTGAAAGCCGCGTCGTCGTCGTTCCGGTCGCTCCAGTCGGACACGAAAGGCCTTGAGTCGTCGATGCGGGCCCTGGTGGCGATCAACGGGGCCCAGCTCTTCGGCTCGGTCGCATCGGCGGCGGCCTCGGGTGTGCGCAGCCTGCTCGCGTTTGCCCAGGGGCAGGCGCAGGTGATCGACACCGCCAGCAAGATGGCTGCCCGTCTCGGGATGAACTACGGCGAGTTCGCGGGCCTGAGTCTCGCCGCGGATCTCGCCGGAGTGTCGATGGAATCCGTCGGCAAGGCCTCACAGAAGGCCGAGATCGCGTTCGCGAATGCGTCCAACGGTTCGCGGGTCGCCCAGGCGGCGTTCGGACGGCTCGGCCTTTCGGTCGAGCAGCTCGGCCAGATGTCGGCCGCCGAGCGGTTCGACGCGATCGCGGCCGCTATCGCCAATCTCCCGACCGAGGCCGAGCGGGCGGCGGCCGCCGTCCAGGTGTTCGGCAAGGCCGGGGCCGAGCTGCTGCCGCTGTTCGCTGGCGGGGCCGAAGGAATCGCCCAGGCCCGCGAGCAGGCCGAGCGGCTCGGACTCGTGCTGACAAACTCCCAGGGCCAGGACGTCGAGGCGATGAACGACGCCTTCACGATGGTCCAGAAGTCGATCGCAGGGGTCGTCCAGCAAGTCGTCGCATACCTCTCTCCGGCGATCAAGGGAGTCTTCGACACGTTCGTCGAGTTCGTCGGCACGATGGGAGGGGCGAACATCGGCCAGGCGATCGGCGACGGCATTCTCGCCGGGGCTCGATTCCTCGCGTCGATTGGCGACTACATCATCCAAAACTTCGGAGCCACGTTTTCCTACCTGTCGAGCGTCGGCGACCAGTGGGGAACGGTGTTCGCGTTCGGCCAAGGCGTCGCGTCCGCGTTCGTCGGCGCGTTCAAGATCTTCGAGTTCGTCGGGAACACCATCGGCGGCGTGATCTCCGACATCGTCGCGATGCTCCTTCAGGCGGCAAGCGACACCGCGGCCCTGATCCCAGGCTTCGGCGGGACTGCCGACGGCCTGAAGACGGCCGCCGACTACATGGCGACGCAAGCTGACACCTACCTCGCGGCTGCGAACGAAAGCCTCGCCGCGAGCGGGCAGGCGTTCTCGGACGCGTTCTCGGGTACGGCCCCGCAGATCGGCCAGGCGATCGCCGGGCCGCTGGTGGCGTCGCTCGACACGGCGGTCGCCAACGCCCAGCAATCCGCCCAGGCGATCGACCAGGCCAAGAAGGCCCCGGTAGACGTGAAGCAGGCCGTTGTCGTCGACATCTCCGAGGCGATCAAGGGAATCGACTCGCGGACATCGGCCGGCGTGGCTGAGATGTTCCGGCTGATGCGTGGCGGCTCGGGTGACGTTCAGCAGCAGCAGCTCTCCGTCCTCGAGGAGATCGCGGCGAACACGTCCGGCGATGGATTTACCGTCGTGGAGGACTTCTGATGGCGTGGGTGAA